GTCAGTATAAGGAATGATAATGTCTTGCAGCGGTTGGAACCAATAGTCAAATGGTGAGGGCATCTCAAACCTGTATTGGTCAAACCTCTGCTGGCAGAAATCAACAAAGTAATCATTGTTCTCTACATGATACTTGTAGAGAGGGATTGGAAATAATTCTGTTCTCATACTTTATCAGTTCCATACTTATATTCTTGACCAGCAGCCCAGTCAAGTTGCTCCATCACTTCGGGGGTGAAATATTTTTCGGGATCAGCATATACAGCAGAAGGATAAACGGAAGATTCCCCAACAACGACACGATTCCCCTTACGGGTGAATACTCCGTACTTCTCACCCAACTCCAGTAATCCATAATACTTATCAAGTCCCCTTGCGTCATAGAACAACCTCGTTTCTACTTGAGAATTTTCTTTTGTCAGGCGTGACTTTGCTGCCTTTGCTTTGATGATGTTACCTACTACTTCTTTACCATCCTTCTCCTTAGACTTGCTGAGATAGATGATGGTAGAAGCAGCATACTTAAGACCGCTGCCACCTCCCATCTCTTTGGTAGGTACGTAGGCACCAACAACGTCATAGGTATGATTAGTAACTAACATGGGAACTCCTGCCTTACCCAACTTGAGAGTAAGAATGCGGAAGATTGCTTTGACAACTTGAGCACGGGTCATGTCACGAGTATCTTTTCCATCAGCAGAATCTTGCATCTCCTTGCTGGTGGACAGCATACCCAGACTGTCGAGAACAAACATCATAGGTTTGCGATCATCCTCTTTCTGTTCCAGATACTTGTCGAGGATCTTGATTGCTTGGGTACGGAACTCTTGTACGGTGGTTACAGGAACCAAGATCATACGATTGCCATCGATGCCACGCTCATCAATCATGGACTTAGTGATTGCTGCCTCAGATTCAAAGTAGACAACACCTGCATCAGGATTGCTGGCAAGATAGTGTTGGACTACACCGAGACAAAAGAAGGTCTTACCCGTACTAGATTCACCAGCGATAGCAGTGATCTTGTTGGAGGGAACTCCACCAAAGATACTACCACTGACAAGGGCGTTGAACATGTAACTACCACTGTCAACATAAGAATCAACATCACCTACCGATCCCTCGGACATGAGACCAGCATATTCATTGCCGATCTCTTTAACTACATCTTGTAAAAAACTCATGTGAATAAAAATTCAAGGTTGGACACTTTCTCCGTCTTCCATCCTATCACGTCAGTGATGATGTGTAAAGGATCTAAGAACGCTTTTTTGAACTGGGCGTCACGGTCAATACTATTCTCCAGATCGAGTTCCCTAGGGAACGTATTGAGAAAGGAGATGACATTCTCACTAATTTTATTCGGACGCCGCAGGTATAGAAACTTGATCTTTTCACCTTCTTGGACTAGAGGGTATTTGTGTTCAAGTTTCCTCTGTGCGATATAAAAATTATAAAGCAACGTGCCACGAACATGTATAGGGCATCCCTTTGAATACACGGTTCCGTGCGCTTTGAACTTTGATAGACCATTGACCGACCTCGGAAACGCAATAGCTTCGGGCGGTAACGAATCGAATTCATCCCTGAAACTATCTATGTAAGATATCAGGTCTTCTTCAGTGTTTGTCATCATAATTGTCAGGGCTTCCTTAATTGCCTTGCGACAAGGGGCAGGGGTGGATGACTTCACTGCCTCAATACCCATCATTTTCAGTTTAGGTTCCTTATAGCGGACACCTTCACTATCCCACACGTTGAGAATGTATCGCTTCTTGGCAGTCCAGATGCCACGGTCAGCGATGTTCTCACGCTTCATCTTCATTTTTTGTTCATATGCCGAAACATAATCCGCAAGTTCCTGATAAGAGGATTCGATGAATGGTTCCAACTTTTCTTGACAGATCTTGTCAAGTATCCCCACAATTGCTGCTTTGTCGCCAGACTTAGCACCAAAAAATTTATCAACAAGAGGTCCAAGGTTAAGATAGATTGAGTCAGTGTCAGATGCAATGACATAATCAACCTCCTCCGTTTGCAAAAGTTTATTTAGATACTGATTGACTTTGTTTTCAATCCAACGTATAGAAACTTGACCAGAAAGGGTGATTGCCTCAGCATTTCGTAAGTCATAATACCTAAAATACTGGTTACCAATGGCACCATAAGCACTGTTCAGTTGGATCTTACGTGCCATCTGGATGTTGTTGTACTTACTGATTGCCTTGGTCAACTCCTGGGATGGATTCTTTTCATACTCCTGCTTTGCCATCAGCATGAGTTTCTTGGACTGCACACGTTCATCGTAGATCTTCTGCATCATCTCAGGCAGGAAACCGTGGATGTCCTTACGGTATTGTGAACCGTTGGCACAGGTTGCATACTGTGGATTGATGGTCAGTTCTTTGTTGAGGATCCTTTCAACAGATGCGCTGGGATGTCTTTTCTCACAGAGGGTCTCTGGTGAGATATTGTACTGCATAATGAGGTGAGGATAAAGACTATTAAGGTCAAAAGACACAACCCAGTCATACCTTCCAGGAATCGGTTCCTTGACGTAGGCTCCTGCGTATTTTTCATTCTTGCTACTTCTCTTTGCTGGGGGAACAACGAGATTACGATCTCTGAGGAAATTATAGATCAAAGTATCCCACATGCGTACCTGAAAGTACACATCCTTCATATTAACCTTGGCGTCATATGCAAGAGCAATGGCAAGATCGATGAGTTTCATCTTCTCTTCAAGGCGTAGAACAAGTTCCACGTCAACGATGTTGTAGTCGATGAACTTCTGCCAGTCACGAGTGTAGAACTCCTTGAAGTTCTCAAACTCACTGTGATCCAACTTGTTCTGCCCCAGTTCCACAAAGGCAATGTGGTCAAGGCGATAGGATTCTTGGTTGGTGTACGTGAACTTCTTGTAGAGATCAAGATAATCCAGGACATTGATGCCAAACATGTTGTACACAATGTTTGTGCGACCCTTGATCTCGATCTCCTCGCGGTGGACGATGCCCCAGGGAGACATCATCTTCATCTCCCTGTCGCCAAACAGGCGCTCCAGACGACCGCAGATGTACGGTACGTCATACAGTTCTACATTCCACCCCGTAAGAACATCTGGGAAAGAATTAACCCAATGGTCAAGAAAACTACGAAGCAGATGTTCTTCATCGTCGCATAAGATATACTCAACGTCTTTGCGATCCGTGTCATAGGGTCGAGTGCCCCATACTTTAATCCGTTTTGTAGCATAGTCCTGGATTGTAATGCTGAGAAGAGGTTCCGCGCATTCCTGCACGTTAGGGAAGCCATTCTCACATGCCACCTCAATATCAAGAGATGTAATCTTAAGACTTTTAAGGTCATAGTCAACCTCACCAGGAAACTCTTCCGAGATGAACTGGTAGAGGTAGCGGTCATATCCATGGACATCGAACCCTTCTACGTCACGATACTTATCGATGAACCCTCGTGCCTCACGAACAGATTCAAACTTGACAGGTTTTGCATACCGACCATCCAAGGTCTTGTACTGGGTCTCCTTGTCGGTGACGACAAAAAGGGTCGGAGAGAACTTGAACTTACGTTGGATACGCTCCAGAAGACCTCCAGGACCCTCCTCGTAACCGATGTAGAGCAAGTTGTCACCGACCAGTTGGACGTTGGTATAAAAACTCATTTAGTCACAGATTCATACTTAGCACGGATCTCCTCCGTGGGTTCCACAATTGTAGCAAGCGTCTCGGAATAAAGCAAGATGTCCGTGTCCACTGTATGAAGTGGCCAAGGTTGCAAGGTGCCATCATCTTTGACCAGATAGGGGTCCTGCAGGTGGCAGGACGGTTCTGCATCTAACTGCTCAACTTTGCTGATCAGGGTCATCCCCGTTCTCAGAATCACCAAACATACTTCCATCATCATCCTCCAAAATTTTCTCTGCTTCTGCAAATAATGTATCTAAATCAAGTTCTTCTTCACATGCACCAGCAATCATTTCTTCGTGCCTCTTGAAGTTCTCTTCGTAGAACTCTTCTTTGATTGCACTTAGATATTGCTCTGCAATAGAATCCAACGGGTCATATGCAGTGAGTACATGGTGACCTGGGAGAAAGAAGTCTTTCTCTTTACTCAGCGGTGCCCAAGGGAACCAAGAAACTTGATATCCCTTCTCCCTATCAATCACAATACCACCATCAACATTGGATACAATATCCAATCGAAATGGTTTGTGTAGATGGAATCCAATCGGTTGCTTAGTATCTGGGTCCATCATCTCCTGCACTTCGCAGATGACTTCCTCACCAGATTTCAATAGCAAAAGTTTTACACTCATTCAACGTCACCGCCCATCTTACGAACATTCTCAATGTATGTATCACGAAGACTAGGAACTGGTTCCAGGATCGTTACGACGTAAGAAGGACTGACTGCAATACGAACATCAGAAGTCAAAGCATTCCAAGGTTCATAGTTGACCTTAACTTCAGGATCAGTGACCAGTCCAGTGCCATCCAGTTTCGGTTGACTGTATGTGACTTTGTAGGGATAGTTGAAAACGTATGCCTTACGCTCGTTGGTATCCTTATCTACTGCCTCTTGCAGGTCAGTCAACACACTCTCACCAGTCATGGTGACAATAACTTTTACTCTATCAGCGTTTACCATAGTGGAAATAGTTTTATAAAGATTATAAAAGAGGGACTGACATCTGTCAATCCCTCCTATTCTAGCACGTAATCTTACAAGTAGTCCTTACGTGCGTGGTGCTCAGGGACGTGCTTTCTGAGTGTAACTGACAGAAGACCATCCTCAAAGACAACATCATCAACCTTCCAGTCCTCAGTGATCGTCCAGGATCTAGTGAAGCTGCGTTGAGCTACACCCTTGTGACTGTACTTGGTTTCAGTTTCTTTGTCTTCCTTCTGTCCTTCTACAAACAGTTTGCCGTATTCGGTATAGACAAGAACTTCCTTCTTCTTGAATCCCGCAAGAGCGATTTCAAGTCTTGTCTCTACGTTACTTACCTGAGCAACATTGTAGGGTGGATAGTTGGCAGTTGTAGAATGCAGTGTGTTAATT